CGACAGGACCGCGGGCACTCCGCAACCGGTGAGGCAGGACGTCAACACGGCCACTGAGGCGTCGATCGTGGAGAAGCGCACCACCGCGAGGGAGGAGAGACGCACGAACCTGTTTAAGCAGATGCAGATCAACACGGCCAAGAAGTTCTGGCAGCTCCACGCCCAGTACCGGCCGGACAGGCAGTTCCTGATCGACCCCAGGGTGGATACCTGGGCGAACGTGGACGACGAGGTGGTCGCCGGGGACTACCGGTTCAAGGTGGACATCTCCTCGGCGGCAGTGTCCCAGCAGGTGGAGCAGAAGCGACTTCTGGACCTTTTGAACCTGACCGTCGGCATCGCGCCGACGATGCTCCAGCTCTACAAGATCACGCCGAACATCGTGCAGATTTACGAGGACCTCCTGAGACGCGGATACAACATCCACGACGTCGAGAACTACCTCCCCGGCAACCCGAACGACTACCAGAAACAGCTCGAGGAGGCGATGCAGGATCCCGAGGCCGCACAGCAGATCATGACGGCGCTGTCTTCCCTCAAGGGAGGAGGCGCGCAGATCGCGGGTGCCGGTCCCGGCCCGATCAACCCTCAGCAGTTTGAGAAGCCGCCTTCTCCTGCGGGGGAGAACGAGCTCACCCAGGCGAACAGGACATAGGTGGAAAAACAGAACAGACTCAAAAGAGTAGCGGTATCAAGAGAATGGCTTTTAAGGCTCTTGAAGGCGATCGATGGGAGCCAGACCAGCCACGACATACCGGATGACGCGAGGATCGTGGATGTCGAATATAGCGCCACGCAGAGGTTGATCATCATGACGATAGAGTCAGAGACTTATAGTAACAAAAACTCTCGGGAATCGTACCAGCTTGAAACAGTCGCTATCTACAAGGAGTGAGGAGAGCGATACCATGCCGAGCGAAAAGAAAGGCCGATTTGCAGGGGGGCTGCATTTCTTCCGGGCACTGGACGAGGGGCTTTCCAAAAAGGAACGAGACAAAAAGTTTTGGGAGGACGTGCGGAAGATCGACAGAAAGCACCTCAAGGAAGGTCTGACGATTGCGGAGAGGAAGATCCTCCTTGATAAAATTGCTTTTGCAAACACGAGAGATCCGAAAGCGCTGGAGCGCATCGAGATAGAGCAAGAGTGGAATCGACAGAGAAGAAAGTTGCTTAAGGCAAGTATGCATTCTTCCGTGAAGAAGTAAGGAGGTTTTTAATGCCGGTTCACGTAAAGCATATGAGCGGAGGGTCCAGCCACAACGAGGATAAAGACCAGGAGCGCAGGTTCTTCCTCCAGGACGCCCTTTCCCTCAATAACAGGATCCAGGAGATGGGCGTCATCGACCAGAAGAAGATGAAGAAGCACCCGGAGGTGATGAAGATCCTGTCAGGCGCGAGGGACAACCTCAACACCCTTCTGGGCACCGGTGGCGGAAACATTATGGCGGGAGTGATCTCGGGGCCAAAGCCGAATCGGGTTCCGGGAGCCATCCTGGACGCCGTCAAGAAGAAGAGATAAATGCCTCCGACCACAGAGAAACAGCGCAAAGCCATGGGAGCCGCCGCAGGGGGGAACAGCACCCTCGGCATCCCGAAGCATGTCGGTCGAGAGTTCATGAAGGCTGACAGCGGCAGGAAGCTCCCCGAGGCAGCCAAGTTTGTGGTCCGAAAACGCGTGAAGAGAAAGCACAGGAGAACCCCCTGATGCCCGCATACGATCTCCAATGCAAGACCTGTGATACGACTGAGGAGCGGGTCATAATGCTGTCTGACCTTGATAAACCCCAAACGTGTCCGCTGTGCAACACGCAGATGGTGCGTCTGTTCCCGTTCGAGGCTGCGTTCGGCTACCAACCCTTCGATCCGTTCTATCACGAGGCGCTGGATATGGATATCCACGGACGACGGGAGCAGGCCCAGATCTATGCCGCGCACGGCATCCAGGAGTCCGGGGACAAGGTTGGGGGCGCGAGGGATTACGAGGAGTCCTCGCTCGCCAACCGCATGGAAAAACAGCCACCGCTGGGGAAGACGCTCTCCGACTGGCAACGGGAGAAGGATCGGGAAAGAGACGCGGCTCAGGATTTCGAGATAGGCGTAACAGAAAGAGGATCGGACAGGCCGGTGGAGAAGAGGAAGATGTCGGACCTGCCGGATCTTGTTCCGAAGTCCGGTAAAAATATAGACACCGTAATCAAACAGAGCGTAGATAAAGGCATAGCAGCTGCGTAAAGAAGGAGAAAATCTTATGGCAGACGGAGCAGTGGCGACTGAGAAAGCCGGATCCTCCGGCGGGAAAACTCCCCAAACCATGGACGACATCATCGCCGAGCATTCGTTGAAGTTCACGATGGTCGAGGATGAAGAGGTCCAGGACGAGGAAGTTCCCGACGAGGCCGAGACTGGCAGCGCCGAGAGCAAGGCAGAAGAGACCGAGTCTGAGGTGGTCTCCGAAACGGAAGAAGAGGACGAAGGTTCCGACAAGTCCGACACGGAAACTGCGGAATCCGAAACCTCCGGCACCGGGATTGACGCGACCCTCAGTTATTTGGACGAAAACAATCCGGATCTGGCGAAATCGGTTCGAGATCTTCAGACCAATTTCGTGCGTATCAACCAGGATACCGCCGGCTTCGAGCGGAACAAGGCGGAACTTCAGTCCATCCTGGACGAGGTGCGCGCTGTCCGAGAGCAGGAGGAAGAGACTGCCACACAGGAGGCTTTCACACCCGAGGAGGAACCGGAGGATCCTCTGGAGGACGTTCCCGCGCACCAGCGGGAATTGTTCGAGAAAGGGTTTGACTACTACGCGCGGCAGCAGGGTCTTGTGAGGCAATCGGACCTTGATGCGAGTACAGCGAGGGAAGCGACTGAGGCCATGGCAGCCGATCAGGCCTTCTTCATCAAGGATGAGAACCAGAAGGCTATAACATCCTTCGGGGACCGTCTTGTGAAACCCGGCAACAACGGCACGCTGAACGAGGACTCTCTGGCCGATGGGGTAAAGGAAAAGCTCCTTGAGACCAGAGACCGTATCAGCGACACCCGTAAAGGCCTCACGTGGGGAGACATCTTCCGGACCGCGAACTACGAAGATGACGTCAAAGGGGCCGAGGAGAAAGGGTACCAGAGGGGCCTGAAGGAATCCTCCACCAGCACGCAGAAAAGGGTAGAAGGGGCGAGGAGGTCGCGTACCGTGTCCGGTTCCAAGGGCGGCGGCGCCTCCAAGAAACCCGTCATCTACGAACGCTCGAAGGACAAGGACGACCCTGACAAGGTCTACGATCGCGCTTTCAGGTACGCCGAGAGCGTGCTTGCCGAGTAAGCTGATCCGGGGAATTTACGGGAGAAGAGGTAAATGGCAGACTTTACCAGCAGGACCCTGAACTACGAGACCCTGCTGACCGTCACGCACGACGCGATTCTCGAGTCGGGCATGACTCACGATCAGGTGTTTACGGCTCACCCGGTGCTTTCATGGTTCCACTCTGGGAACCGCTTGAAGATTCTTGACGGCGGGTTCGAGCTGAGGCAGGGTCTTTTGTACGGGAAGAACTCGACAGCGAACTGGTACTCAGGTCACCAGTTGCTGGATGTGACGGGCCAAGAGGGTTTCACATCCGCAGTTTTTGTCTGGAAGCAGGGATCGGTTTCGATCGTGTATTCCGGACGGGAACTCAGGCAGAACAAGGGTTCCAGAACGAAGATTCAGGACCTGGTGAAGACAAAGCAGCAACAGTCCGACCTGTCGCTCATGGACATCATCGCCACGGGCGTCTTCTCGGACGGCACCGGAGCCTCGAACAACCAGTTGACCGGTCTGGCCGCGATGCTGGAGACCACACCCGGCACGACCTCTTACGCCTCGGTTCCGACTGCCAACACGGAGTGGAGGAACCAGGTCGCCGCCACGGTCGGTAACGCGGCAGTGAACCTCCTGCCGAACATGCGGACCGTGTACAACGACTGCTCGCAGGGCAAGGGTGTCGCGTCGACGAGGCCGGACTTCGTGGCCACCACACAGACGGTCTACGAGACCTACGAAGCGCTGATGACGCCGTCCTTGAGGTTCTCCGCGAAAGGTGCCGGAGACCTCGGCTTCACGGACGAAAACATCATGTACAAGAACGCCAATTTCGTGTGGACGGACTACGCGACCTCCGGTGAGCTGTATTTCCTGAACTCCCGGCACGTTGGCCTGGTCGTCCACAAGGACGCCAACCTGACGCTGTCCTCGGGCGGGTTCCAGAAGCCGGCGAACCAGGACTCGTTCGTCGCTCAGGTTCTCTTCATGGGGAACATCGTCTCAAACAACCGCCGAAAGTGCGGTAAACTCACGGGTATCACTTAAGAGACCAGGAGATTCTTATGGCCGCTGGAGACATCACCAGAGACACCGGGTCGCCAGTGACCGTTGGGAGCCAATGGTTGCTGGCCGGCACGATCGAAGTGGACGACACCCCGAGAGCTTACGCCTTGGGGGGCACGGGGATCAGGATCGTCTCCTGCTTCGTGCAGGACGAGGACGGCGTTGGTTCCGCGCACGTTCGGATCAACGAGAACACCGCGGGCACCACCACCAACGGGACTGTCCACGTGTTCGGGAATTCCAAAACGGTTCAGACCTACCGGTACGAATGCCGGTACGCGTAAAGGAGGAAACTTAAATGCAAATTCAGGCTGTTAACAGAACCGATGCCGAGCGGGCGTACGTGAACATCACCAACTCGGACGGCCAGACTCTGACCTCTCACGCACCGGTGCATAAGTTCGGCACGTCTGCGAACACGGCATCGGTATCCACCAACGAAGGCGGACGCGCCAACAACGTCGGTGGAGAGGTCGCACAGCAGCTCGGTGGGTTCATCGGCCTCGCTGACGGAGACATCGCCAACGGAGAAGTCGGCCGAGTGGCGGTATACGGGTATCACGAGTCAGCTTTGGTCATGCGCATCGCGACATCAGTTACGACAAGACCTGGAATGGGCATGGGGCCCGGGTCCGCGGCAGCGGCCAACTCCGTAGGAGTGGCGTCTACGGGGGCCTTGCAGGGCCTCCTTGGCCCCGTGGTGGCGCTGGACACGGTCACGGCGACCCTCCATAGCCTGGGGACCGTCGGCCAGAACTACACCGACCACGTATTCCTGCGGTGCCTATAGATGCCGTGGTGGGCAGACATCGTAGCTGGAGCTCAGGAGAGGCCTGAGACTCCGAGAATCTTGGGGAAGAAGAGCGGGGTCCGTGCACGACCCCGCCTTCTCTCCTACTTCTTGAAGCCCTACAGCCCCTACGAGGGGAGCAGAAAGCTGTTTCGGTGCCGTCCCTGTCAGGATCTCTTCTGGGACGACTCGCCCCAGGACATACAGGCCAGACACGCCGGCCACAAGTTCGATTACGCCGTCAGCGGGAGTCTCTGGGAATGGATCAAGATCAAGAGGGGCTGGATACCATAGACTATGGCCGACGCTCCGCGCAAACGGTTTCCACAGGACGCACAGACAGAGTATAACGTCTGACACGCCCCAGGATATGGTCGGCGATATCCTCTCGAAACAGGGTAGAAGAAACCCAAAACATGGAACTGGTGGAAAAATGTCTGGAAGCCAAGACAAACGAACCAAAGTCGTAATCGCCCTGCCGTGGTATACCGGTCCGGACGAATGCACCTTCCCCCTGTACTTCAACCTGATGAACTACTTCGGTGCCCTGCGGGAGCGGACTCTGTGGCGGAAGCAGCTTGGCCACGAGAGGTTCATGGAGCTTCTGCCGAACCTGCCCCCACTGGACGAAACGCGGGGGGATAAGGGTCGGGCCGAACCCACCGAGGAGGACTGGCAGAGACTCGGGGTCCTGGACCTCGCGATGTGTAACTTCTCGAGAACGTCTCTTGTAGGCAGAGCTCGGGAACATATCGCGGAAAAGGCCCTGGAGCTCGGGTACGATTACATCTTCTGGTGGGACGACGACATGAAGTTCGAGTATTCCACCTTCCTGCGCCTGTGGAGGCACCAGGTCCCCGCGGTGGCAGCTCTGGCGTTCACAGCGAGGCATCCCGTGTTCCCGGTTATATACAAGATCCTGATCGCAGACAACGACACCTCCGTTGAGAGGGTGGCAAGCACGATCGTTAAAAAACTGAGGTTTCTCCAGCACGATCTGGAGATCGGCAAGACACTATGGGAAAAGATCAAAATAAATTTCGGATTGCAGGTGGACACCGGGAACGTCTTCACCAGGGAAGAGTGGGACTACGTTAACAAGGTGGTTCGATACCTGACCGGCAACAAGCATTCGTACTCGAGTGTGCCGGTATTTGATTATCCGAGAGAGCAGCTCATCTCCGGGGAGGACATCGGAGGAGAACTCGCCTTCGGGTCCGGCGTGATGCTGACGGACTGCGAGGTGTTTCGGAGGATCCCTCAACCGTGGTTCTCGAGCACGGGTTGCGGGGAGGACTGGATGTTCTGCACCCGCATGATGGAGCACGGCATCCCGAGATACGTCGACACGTCCGTGAAGACCTATCACCGGGAACACGCACCGAGATGGATCAACGAGGAGTCCTACTGGCTCCAGAGGAGATCCGCCCCGGAAGCTTACGAGCACGACTTTCCGGGGATCATCCCGCCGGTCCCGGAAGCGGAGGCAGCAGATTGAAACCACTGTTGACTATCGTCATACCCTCGCTGGATAACCTCCAGCAGCTCTACTGGTGCACGAGGTCTTTGCTCCAGTATACGGACTACCCGTACCAGATCACGGTCGTGGATAACGGGAACGAGCCGAGGATCGAGCATATGTTCCAGGAGGTCTGGGGGGACAAGATCACCGTCCTCCGACCCGGCAAGAACCTCGGCTGGATGGGAGCCCACAACCTCGCGATCAAGGACTGCGACACGAAATACTACTGCTGCCTGAACGACGACACGGTCTTCCTGCCGGGGCAGCCGATATTCTGGAGGTCGCTTGTCGACACGTTCAAGGACAAGGGTGTCGGAGCTGTCGCGCCCTGCTCGAACTTCGTGGCAGGATGCCAGTCCTTGATGAACCTCGACGTCCCTCACGCCGTGGAGACGACCCTCGTGATCGGGATGTGTCTCGTGTTCCCCACGAAGCTCATAAGGGAGCTCGGAGGGTGGGACGAGAGTCTTCCCGGCGGGGACGACCTCGATATATCCATCAGGATGCTCAAGGCCGGGTATAAGCTCCGGGTGAACCGGTTCGTGTACCTGCACCACCTTGGCCAGCAGACGGGAAGAAGGCTCTTCGGTGACGATTGGGACTCCCTCGACCACCAGGAGGCCACCAACAACGCCCTGATCAGAAAGCACGGCCTGAAAGCGTGGAACGAGACGTTTCAGGCGAAGTGGAGACACCTTAAAGAAGACCTCAAAACATATGACCACGGATCCTCGGACGACGTCTGGATAGACAAGCACCTCGAGAAGTACAAAGGCAACGGAGCTGTTGGTGTAAACCTCGGGTGCGGGAACCAGAAGACGAAGGAGGACCTGAAATGCTTCGGCCTCGACCAGAACACGCCCGGCAAAACCGGAGTAGGTGGCATGAGGTTCTCCGGGGCCCAGCCGGACGTGGTCGGTAAGGCGGAGCAACTGCCGTATCAGGACCACTCGGTCGACTACATAGCCGCAAAGCACCTGTTCGAGCACGTGGTGGATCCCGTGTCTGTTCTTGACGAGTGGAAGCGGGTCCTGAAGCCTGACGGCAGACTCTACATGATCGTGCCGAACCATAACGAAATGCCAACAATGCTCGTAGATTGTTCTCACACACACTGTTACACGGAGGACAGCCTCCCCCGGCTCCTGAAGACGGCCGGCTGGAGCGTCAAGTCCCTGGAGTCCGGCAACTGGCAATCCATACGACTGGTGGCGACAAAGGTATGAAAGCTCTCGTGACGGGATCTTCGGGATTCATAGGCAAGGCGCTGTTCCGTGGGCTCGAGGAGGATGGCTGGGAGGTCGTGCCGTTCGATCGTGTTGTATCAGTGCATCCAGACGCTCCTGCACTACGCGCCTTATGATTACGATATACTGGTCGTGGAGGGAGACGAAGAAAATGAAGGCCAAGATAGAGTGGATAGGGTCGTGGATAAATGCTCTGAAGCAATCGGTGTGCTCCACCTGGGAGAAAACCGTAAAGCTATGGGCGCGTTTAATGCAGGACTTAAAGAGAGGATATCTCGCCCGCAGACGACGTTGAGCTGGCGGTCAGGATGAGCAAAGCCGGCCACGAGATCGTGCTCGACCGCAGATGCTTTCTCTACCACCACCGGCACCAGACCTACCGGCGCACGAGGCCCGGTGACGACACTGAAATACTCGAGGAGATGTTCAACAAGATCGTTCGACGGCACGGAGTCCGGGCCACCTGTGAGCACCTGATGGAGGTGCCGGACTTCGACTTCGCCCTTATGGCGTCACCCACGTGGGGCGATCTTGTGCGAAGGATGTCAACCAGGACCGAGGAGTGGATACCAGATGAGCGAAGAGCAGTTCGAGCTGCATGAGGAGTTGCCGGCGTTTCAATATAATTCAACCGTCCGAAATAACGGAACCGCACGGAGGGTGAGGGACGCTGCTGTCAGGATGTTCGGGAAGAAGCTGAGTCGTTATTCGAGGCCAGCGGAGATTGAAGCGAAGCACCCGCTGTGTATTTTCGTAGATGACGGACGCGACGACCTGCTCGACGGATTTCCACCTTCCCCGAGCGCGTGTTATTTAATCGATACTCATCTCGGCTACACGAAACGGCTGGAATGGGCACGGCAGTTTGATGCGGTGTTTCTTGCTCAACTCCCGGACGTTGACAAGATGAAGAAGGACGGAGTTGACAACGTCCACTGGCTCCCACTGGCTTGCCATCCTCCCGTGGATCCGAACGCTGATGAAATCAGGGAGTACCTGGACCCGAGTTTTCCGACAGAGCCCGTCTATGACTGTTGCTTCGTGGGGTTTCTGAACGATGACAAGGAGGGAAACAGCCGGATCGATTATCTCGACAGGCTTATCGGCGGAGAGGGAGAGTTTCCGAACTCTCACTTCGCGTTCTCAAAGTTCTTTGAGGAGACCGCAAAACGGTACTGTAGAGCGAAGATCGGGTTTCACATATCAATACGAAGAGATCTTGCGATGAGATGGTTCGAATGCCTCAGCTATGGCGTTCCTCTGTTAACGAACAGGACGGTCGATGGTTGGCAGGAGCTGGGCTTTGTGGACGGTGAGCACTTTATTGGATTTACTGGTAAGGACGAGATGATCGAGAAGGCCCATTGGATACTCGATCACCCAGAAGAGGCCCAGCAAGTTGCAAAAGAAGGACACGAATTCGTGAGAGAGCACCATACATATACTCACCGCATGAAGCACATACTTGAAGTGTGCGGTGTCAAAAACGGGAGTTCGTAAACTGGCCAAGACAAAGATCTTCGCAACAAAGGTGAAGAAGGCAGCTCCGAAGAAGCTGACCACTGAGGAAATAGTCAATGCCCTACTGAAAAAAGCTATGGGGCAAGTTGATCAGGGCGTGGTGGATACGTTGGACCAGGCCATTTCAGAGGCGAGGTAACCATGGTACCGAACAGACCGTTTTCCGCTACGGCTGCCGGCACGAACTCCGGCGCAACGGCCACTCAGGCAGCGGTGGCGAACAGGGCGTTCTTCGTGACCAGCATCTCCGGGCACACGGATGCGGACGCTGTCATCACGATCGAGTCAGCCAGTACGGTGGTGTGGGAGTCGAAGATCGACGTTTCGGCGGAGGGGTTCTCGTTCCACTTCCCCGGATTGCTCGTTGTCTGCGTACCGGGAGAAGCCGCGAACGGGAAGGTGGCGTCTTCCTCGGCCGACTGCCAGGTTAACATCACAGGATACAGTCTTCCTTAACTTTACTCGGAGGTTTTCTATGCCGATGGCAACGGATCTTTCCGGCACGGCGCTGGCGCTTGACTCTGCCACCGCGGTGCAGGACCCGAAGCGGAAGGCGGACCAGTTCGCACGAATGGTCATGCCTGGCGCGCTCAGGAAGCAGATCTTCTACATCAAGATCGAAATGTCGGACGGCAGGTCCGACACCAAGCACGACCCGAACTTCCCGTGGGTGGAGCAGTTCACCGCCATCCGGGAGGGATTCGAGCCGGGGTTCAGGAACATCAACTCTGTGGATCCATCGGGTGCGGAGGTGCAGGGGGTGTCGGAGGATCAGGGATACATCATGACCTTTCACGGCACTCCCGGAGGCTCTGTCGCGGTGGACGAGCAGAACATGTCCATCCTGTCGGAGGTCCAGGCCCAGATGCAGGAGGACAACTTCGGCATCTCTCTTCCCCGGGGTATCCAGTGGGAGTTCCGCCTTCACGAGGTGATCCTCACGGACGGGCCTCAGAGCCGGGAACGGGTTCAGGAGCACGCCGAGCAACAGAGGGCCCGCGCCGAGGAGAAGTCCTTCTCGAAGCAGGAGGCTTTCTTCGAGAGGCTTCTTGGTATGATCCAGGCCAAAGGAGGCCAACCGGTCGTGAACGCGAAGGAGGTCTTCCAGCAGGAGATGGCACCGTCCATAGACTTGTCTCCCGAGCAGAAGGCCGCTGCGGAGGCTTACGGTGACCCTACCGACGACACGCAGGTGGAGAACGTGCCCGTGGAGGACATGAAGGTCAAGGCGAGGGGCCCGGAGTCGTCGCATTCGGACGGCCGCAAAGAGGTCATGCTGAAGAAAATGGAGAAGGCCAGGGCCGCGAGAGCCAAAAGAAAGGGTGGGGAACAGTAGGTGCCGACCTATAAACAGCACCAGGACAACCTCCTGTTCTACGCGGGAGCGGAGAATTCCGGAGATCCCTCGACCCAGGTCAAGGCTGCCATCAACCGGTATTACTTCCGGGTGTTGCAGGCCACGAACTCCGACATGCAGAAGAGGAACGACTTCACCCTTGTAACCAGGGCAAGCGCGTCCACCTACGGGTTGCCGTTGTATGTGCGCGGGGTGATGAATATCGAGGACCCAGAGAACGACCGGGCCCTCACGGAGATTACCGCCGGAGATTACGACCGCAGGTATCCGGACACGGCCGAGAGCGGGGATCCTGACCTCTACTACCAAATGGGCGACTACGGGGTGCAACGCCAACCCGCCGCGACGGGCACGATCACTGTGGTGGCCGCTGCTGCGGGAGACGACGGCAACAGGTTCGTGACCGTGACGGGGTTCGACTCCAGCAACGACCTTTTTCCCCCAGAGACGCTGACCCTCAACGGCTTGACCGCGGTGACATCAACAAACTCCTACTCCCGGATCCAGAGGCTGGTCAAGTCCGCGAACAGCGGTTTCTCGATCGACAGCAACATCACGGTCAAGGACTCGAGCTCGAACACGATGGCCGTGATCCCTGTGTGGGAGACCTCTCCGACGTACAAATGGGTCGAGTTCCACTTCATCCCTGACGGCGTGATCACTTACAACCTCCGCACGGTCGAGCGGAAGATGCCGCTTGTGAACGACACGGACTGGCCGGAGATCCCGGAGGAGTATCAGGACCTCCTGCTTTACGGCCCGGCAGGGGAGATCCTGCCGAAGTTCGGCCACGTGGAACTCGGAGCGACATACAGAGATATGTACAGGGAGCGGATACTGGAATACACCAAAGAGACCGAGAGAAGGCCAAACATCAACGCTGTGTTCGCGGACATATCCCTTGAGGGAGGCCCGTCGAACAGGCCCCTTATCAGGGGGGTCGATATAGGACTCGCAACGTAGGTATATTATGCCGGCACGAGTAGCCAGAAACTCCATCACGTCACCGATCTTCAGGGCTAAGGGGCAGAAGTCCTACTTCTACCCTCACGAGAAGCTCTCTCCCGGGGACTGCGAGATCCTGACGAACATCAATATCGACGAGCAGGGGGTGACCACGAAGAGGAACGGATACACCCTGTTCAACACCGCCCAGATCGCCAGCGCTCCTGCCCTGACCGGCCTGATCGAGGAGAAATTCACGGACGGCACTATCCTCCGGATCGAACAGGCGGCAAGCGCCATCTACACCGATGACGGCACGACCCGGACAGCCGTGACCGGCACCGCAGAGACCGCGAACGACAAGGACCAGCGGGTCCGGCACGCCTTCATAGACAACACCATCTTCGGCACGGACGGCAACTCAAGACCGTGGACCAAGGGATCATCGGGGAACGCGGCCGTGATGGCGGCGTCTATAGCGTTCGCACAGGCGTCCGGGGATTACGCCAAGGACTTCGTGGTCCACCAGAATCTGCTTATTGCCCTGAACACGAAGGAGAACGGCACGTTGTTCCCCACAAGAGTCAGGTGGTGCGATATAGACGAGCGCACGTTTGTGATCGACCCGACGGTGTTCCCGGACTCAAACAGGTTCGAGGTGTACGACGAGGGCCCCGCGATCGTGGGGGGCACGGACAACTTCGGGAGACTGCTGGTGTTCAAGGAGGACGGCCTGTATCCCTGCACGATGGAGATGATAGTCGGCTTCATCGAGCTCCGCCTCTTGAGGGACCAGATGTACCGCGGGTTCTCCCCGGTGGCGAGGTCGTCGATCATCAGCAGGCCGGAGTTCTCGTGGTGCGTGGCCAAGGACGGCGCCTACATCATCGTGTCGTCGGGGGACCAACTCCAGGTGCAGCTCGTGACCAGGGACGTGCAGAAGGAGTGGAACGACCTGAACCAGGCTCGGATCAAGGACGCGGTCTCGTGGGTGAGAGAAAAGGATCATCAGGTCAGGACCCTCCTTCCTGCGTCAGGAACGACCTCCGGTCATGACAGGATAATGGTATACGATTGGGAGACCGGGGCGGTGTTTTTTGACGAGCCGAACGATGCGATCAACTTCGCGTCCAGCTTCAGGATCTATGACGTAGAGCACGATTTTCTTGGATCCACTGACGGGTACGTGTACACAGGGAACAACGGGTCTCAGGACAACAGTAACGACATCAACTGGACCATAAAATACACACCGAACGATCTCGGCATGCCGGGAAAGTCAAAAGACTTCAAGTTCATAAAGATCCATTACAGGAACACGGCAGGATCTCAGGCCGTCTTATTGACGCTTATCCTTGACGAAGGCAAGAGCGCCTCGAGAACGAACGCTTTCACGTTCGGCACCAACATGACGTGGGACTCGGGGCTGAAATGGGACGACGGCCTGATGTGGCCGAGCGCCGACAACTCTGTCGATTCGTTCTTCATCAACCGCGTGGCGGAGACCGTGTCCGCGCAATTCACGGGAAGCGACTCGTTCCAGCTGACGGGAATCCAGTTCGAGTACGTTCCTTTGGAGCAATAACAAATGGCTGCTATAACCAAGGTCGCAGGGTATCCGGTACCCGGAGTTTCTTCAGCCATAGACTCCACGCCGGTGCGCCAGCAGATCCAGAACATCGTCGACTTCATCGAGGGCACGAATATCGACAAGAACAACGTCGACACGGCCGGCACGGACGGGATAATGGGCATGGACGTGGCACAGACCGTGACCGGATTGAAGACGTGGGAGAACCAGAGCGTGGGCGGAGGCGGACTACAGACCATCGCGAACTTCAGCCTTGATCCTGGGTCCGGCACGGCCACGGACGCTGATGGTATATCGATACCGTTTCTGGGTGACGATGACGGTGGCACACAGACCACGTTTGCCAGGGTGGATATAGTTTTTGATGATACGGGGGCATCAAGCGAGGACTCAAGTATAAACTTCAGGATAATTCAGAACGCTACAACAAGGGAGATATTGTCGCTTGGCTCTACTGAGATAACTTTTAATGAGGATTCGCAGGACATCGACGTCCGAATGGAGGGCAACGGGAACGCCAACCTCTTCGTCCTTGACGCAGGACAGGACGCCATCTCGCTCGGCGGTGCGAACGTAGACGGAGCGGCCTTTACTCTCAACAACCTCCAGCAACGCACACATATCACCTCGGTAGGATCTCAGGCTCACATTCCTGCACAGACCACAGACTTCGACAACGCCTCCAGCACGATAGCAATCGGGTCGGCGCTGTTCGTCGGCATACCCACCTGGACGAACTCGACTGCTACCCTGACGATGACGAACGCTGCGTCGGTATACATCCAGGGTGCGCCGGTGGACAGCACCAACGTCACGGCCACCACGGCGGGGTATTCGCTGTGGGTAGATGCAGGGCCCGTCCGGTTCGATGGCGGGGGCCAGTTGACCGGCACGTGGTCGGATTTGGGCACGGTGACCACGGTGGATATCAACGGAGGCACCATTGACGGCACGACCATTGGGGCGACCGCGGCAGCCGCAGGGTCCTTTTCCGCAATCGGGGGGACGACGATCACGGGGTCTGGTGTCCTGAGCATCGATGACACAACTGATACTTCGTCAGGCACTACTGGATCGATTCATACCGACGGCGGACTGGGCATTGCAAAAGCCTTGTGGGTAGCAACCACATCAAGGCTTGTTGGGGCTGTTACTGTTGATGCGGTTTTGTCTGTTGACGACACCACAGAATCAATCAGCACGACTACGGGATCAATTCATACAGATGGAGGTTTGGGGGTAGTGGGAGATATTTACGCAGGAGACGATACGTTCTACACCTCTGGGGCCGTGCTTGACTTCAACAGCGACATGACAGTAACTCATAGCGCCAACACCCTTACGGTTGCAGGCGGCACGTGGGCAACAGCAGCCCTAACGGCATCGACCATTACCGGCTCTGGAATTCTAAGCATAGACGATACTACAGATTCAACATCAGGCACTACTGGATCAATACATACTGATGGCGGACTGGGCATTGCAAAAGCCTTGTGGGTAGCAACCACATCAAGGCTCGTGGGGGCCGTTACTGCTGATGCAGTTGTCTCTGTTGATGACACCACGGACTCAACGTCTGGGACTACCGGCTCCATACACACAGACGGTGGCATCGGTGCCGTGAAGGACATCTTCACGGATGCCACGCTGAATGCAGCAGGAGATACAGCAGCAGCAGATAAAGCTGCGATGGGTTATACTGTCGCGGAGGGTTTGGTCCTCACGGGGCAGGGCAGCACCAATGACGTGACCATAAAAAACGATGCTGATAATGAGGTTATGGTAATCCCGACTGGTACTCAGGTGACAAACTTTGCTGGACCTGTGGGCAT